AGTACAAGAGAACTTGTCAAGACTACCGCTAATCTTTGATCGTAAATCGATTAAGCTTAGCACCTATACGGTCCCTGAGCTCGAAGAGCTTAGATCCGTTTCGAAGATTTTTCTGACGTCACGTCAGACTCCATCTTCAACCCTGCTTAGGAAGATGCCTCTTCCTACAGTCAGGAAGGTTCCCGGCCAACTATTGTCAGTCGGGGTACCCCTTGTGAAGGAGAACGGAGAGCCCGTTAGCCTTTCAAGACCTCGTATAAAGGACGAGGCACTATCATCAATATCATCATGGTTGAATGATGAAGAGGTGACTGAGGCTCCTTTCTCCGTCGAGGGGATAAAGGAACTCAAATCTATCAATATACCTAAGGGTGTACGAATAGACTATAGCGACCCTTTCAAAATGATCGCTTATAAGGAATATATGGAGCTTAAATACTCTAAAATTATTCCTGTAAAATACTGGGGAGGAGACGTTTATCGAATCCAAGACCAGATTGATTCTTCCAAAATTCCAAATTGGAACGGGAAGAAAACGCGAATAAGATTCGCCGAGATAAAAGACCCTAAGATTAGGCTCGGATATCTCTTAAACAGAACACACTGGGGTAAATCCCTATCTGTAATCTGTAAAGAAGACAATCACTTGTCTTCTTGGGGGAGGAAGTTAAAAAGAAGATTAGCTTCATTCCTGGACGGAAAACATGATCCATTTTGGTCACGTAAAACGTTATCTGATATCTATGGATTACCATATGATAAAAGACCTTCAGAATCAAGAGCCAATAGACTACTTGAAATTCTGAAAACTGTGGACGGTATATTTAGCCAACGCTATATATGCTTCCCTGAAGAGGCGTGGACCTGGGAAAGGTACGACCTCTTCTGCTTATCACATATCAGTATACTGTTATGCGATGAGTTCCTAGACGGTCAACTTAAGATTAATCCTAATTTGATCAGAACAGCATATGAAGATTTAAAATCTGTCAGAAAGCTTATTAAACTTAGATCCAACACAGAAAGTTGGGAACTAAGTGAGGCAGAAACACCATTCTGGTGTTCTGCCCTGATTCTGATGATGCGTAGGGTATCATCAGAACCTTGTGAAGTTAGAAGGGTGGCCATGGGCGCCCTCCTAGCACAAACGAGAGGGGCATCAACTCCTCCTCCCATCGTAGTACTTAAGAGTAAGGAGAAGTTTCTCCGTACGATCTCAAGGGACCCTATGCATAGATCTTATGCAGAGAAAGTCCTAATTTCTAATGCGATAGATCATTTTATAAATGGTTTACCGGATTCGTATTTCTCGGGGCTCTCCACAAAGGGGAGAGTCACGATTACATCCTCAGCCTGTCTAGAAAAGACTAGAAAGGAGGGGGGAACTATCGAAGCTATATCAGATATAATGATATATGCCAAGACTGGCCAACTTGTATCCAGATATAATCTGGACACGGGGGCAAAGATCGATCGTGTGTCAATTAATGACATAACTATCGGAGAATATGTGTTCTGGTCATGCCTGAATCATATTAAAAACGTATCGTCAGAAGAGCTAAGATTAGCTTATTTAACGATTGTGAAAGAACCTGGAAAAGCCAGATCTGTCACTAAAGCGTCTGCGTATCTAAAAGTAATTTTAGATTTCGTAAACAAAATCTGCTCCGAACCTTTAAAAAAAGGTCGAGAGTAGTAATTCAGGCATGACGAAAGCTCATCACGCTTGGAATGTCTTTTCCGAATTCTATTCAGAGTCCGGGAGAGCAATCTTCTTTAATTTGGACGGAGAACCAATTGTAGAAGAATATACTGATCATGACGTAGTCACTGAAAAGTATAAAGATGTCTTTGCAGTTTCAACTGATTATGAAACTGCAACAGATAATATGGATCACTGGTTTGCAGAGCATGCCGGTGACCGCTGGATGAGGAGATGTGGAATCCCCAAGATCCTGAGGAACATCGTCCGCGATACATGTTTTCGTGAACGACGTATACTGTTTAAGGCGACAGGTTACCTGTCGACTATAGGCAACGATTATGATGAGGATAATTCTATCCGATCTATAATTCTTAAAAGGGGAATCCTAATGGGAGACCCTTTAACAAAAGTCATCTTACATATATGTAATATATGCGTAAGGGACATCAGCGAGACTCTGATAAACAGAGAGCTTGCCAATAAATTGTTCATAGGGATAACCCTATAAGCAGTTAACTATGCTGTCACCTAGGTGAACTTGCTATG